ATCAACTCTTCACGGATACGCTTCAAGAACTCAGGACGCTCTTTCTCCACTTCTTCATGGATTTTAGCGCTGAAATCTTCCGCTTTGTTTTTGTATTCTTTTACAACGTTATCAATCTCAAGTTGTATAATACGAACCTTTTCGTCAATTTCTTTATTCCGTCTTTCAACTTCATTCGCAATAGCTTCATGAAATAGTGATGCGCTAAAACCGCCAACTGCATCTTTGATAGCTTGTTGACGTGTTGCACGGTCTTTAGCTTGTAATGTTTGATAATCGCCTAATTCAGCAACGGAACGGTTATTATCCAATTTATCAATAACCAATTTGTGGATTCTAGCTTCAAAAGCAATCCCTATTTGGTCTCTTACGATTCCGACACTGTCACCAATCCAAATATCCTGCTCAATCGCATTAGCTAAATCTAGGAGATTAGCTTTGAACGTAACGATTGGAACAGATAAGCGTTGTAACTCTTTGTAAGTCGCTTTTAATAACTCAGTAGGGTCTTCAATATCCTCGTTGGTATATACACCAAAACGATGCTTAATAACGCCATCTTGATGTAATCCATAGATATTTCTAGCAGTTTCATTTGTTACATAATTCTGTCCCGCTGGTTTATCAACGGGGTCTCCATTTGCAACCGACCAAACAACATCTTTAAACTGGATTCTACGACCATAACCGCCAGTAGCTTCACCGTTGTCGTCCGTGCTTTGTTCACCTTTACCACGTCCGATAAGAGCAGTTACAACATCATCAGACGATTCTTCGTATGTAACATTCAGAATGTTAGTGCCATACTCGAACTGATGACCAGTAACATGCCCGAATCGTTGGTTCAAGTCAATATATCTTCCGATTATCTTATTTTCTACAAAGGTATATCGAACCTTGAATTCACAAGCGTATGACTCAATGATTTTAACGAGCGCTTGACGAACTGAAATATAGTAGAAACTCAATTTTCCTGTTCTAGTCAAGCCGTCTACATTCCCTAATTGATAGCCTGTTCCTTCTAAAATTCCACTCAATACTTGTTCAGCGGTTCCCTTAGGACGCTTATTCTCGATGATGAATGAATGTAAGTCGCTTTCTGCTCTATCTATCCCTTGGATAGTCAATCCAATATCATAGGACTTTTCAGAAATTCTGAACAAACAAAAAGCCCCGTCTCTTGATTGGAAACCAAAAAACTGGGCTTCTTTGATAATGTTAGGCTTGTAATCTACAGGGATTTCAAAGCTCGCTCTATCAAATTGATTCAATTCAATCGTATGTGTAAAATCCGCAAGGCTCGCTTCATCGATTACATCAATCAGTTCCTCTGTTTGATTGAATAAATAAATCATGCAAACACCTCTTTATACTGGATATCATTCAATGTAGCGCCCTCAACTTGGAATGTATTCACGCCTTTTTGAAGCTTAAAATATCGACTGTTAACCACATCAAAGTTTTTCAACTCGTTTCGGCCATTTAACGTGATTTCTCTAGTTTCACAATTAATTACCAGACTTGAATCTTGAACGTAAGTAGCTTTTAATCTGATATATTTTTGAGTTTCAAGGTGTAAGATGCGAATTTCAGAACCTTCTTTAGTTGTAAGATACAAAATAGGCTCTGTTGGAAAGTCACCGTTATAAGTTACCTTGTTACTTCCTGTACTTTTAGGCTCAGTATATTTAAACGGGTCATAACAAATAAAATGCAACTTGATAACTGTATCATTCGCATCTTCTAGTTCTGGCTTCTTAACTTTTGAAAAGATAGCTTTGTAATATCTCTCTCCATCGTCGCCAAATTCTAATTTCTTAGCTTGACGGGAAAACAACAAGCGGTTTAAACGCTCATACTGTTTTCGCATGCCTAAATCAGTATATCCAGTTAGTCTAACCTGTACCTCAATTTCACGCTCTTTGTAAGTCGCACCATAGAGATATTGACCGTCTCGACCTTTTATGTTCGCTGTTTCGTGGTGAAAATCAAGGACGTCCCGTCCCGTGGTATTCGCCACGAAAAACGTTCCGTCCTCGTTATTCATTTCTT